TTCTGCTCTCTACGAGCATGGTATATGGATCTCAACAATATGCACATTTACTTAACACGAGATCCAGGTAAATTTACCACTTTAGCCAAATACAGTCGTAAAGCTTTACACCTCAGTGACGCTAAATTAGCTGAATATCTTTGTGACCAAGCACTAGCCTTAATTATCAGTTACCCAGGTGTAACTTACTTCCGTCAGATGGCTGATGCTTACATAAAGGCCTCTAAGTATTATGCCAATTCTGAAACAGGAAGGACTTTCTACTCACACAGATGTTCACGAGATAAACGTATCACATTGCCACTTGAGGTTGAAGAGCAATATGATGGGTTTTCTTATTCACCGAGGGCTACGAGCATTAAGATTGTTGGGTCTTATTGGCATACAATGAAAGCAATAATGAAGTATAATGGAACAGCTCTCACAAAAGAGCAATTACTTCTTATTAATCAACAGATTAACGCTGAGTATGCTGATAGGCAATTGTACATTTTTGGTGCGGGGAGGCCTTAACGATTGAAAGATGACTACTAAAAATGATCTTTCAAATTCAAAAGCTTCCCTGTCATTAAGCACCCAACTTAATGACTTAAAGAAACAACTTACTAAGCTAAGGCAACAAATAGCCTCTAGTAAGACAACTCCTATACCGGTCAAGCCTGGATATGCCCATGAGAGAGAGCCAGGTTTGAAGGACAAATACAGAGATTACACAGATAACTTACTCGCTGATTACATTTATGGGTTATATCACCCAGACCTTGTATTCAGTGAATGCCTAGACATAAAGTCACCCAGTTATATGCCTATACCAACAACAACTTTCAAATTCAAAGAAACTTTCAATGTCACACCTAATAGATTTGGTAATTTTGTTTTACACTGGTTACCAAATTTCTTAGGTACTGACGCTGAAATGTCACGTATACATAAACCAGAAGATACTATTGCAACTGACTTTACAACTCATTTTTCAAATGTATATGTGAATTCTTCTGATGCCATTACAGGAAACTCAATGGTGTTGAATGATTGGTATGCTATTTGTTTCAAAGATGTACAGCAGGATTTTGAGAAGTACAGATTGACAAGTGCTTGCATTAAAGTTAAGTATACTGGAAAGGTCATTGACCAATCTGGTATGCTTGCAGCTTGTGCAAGTTATTCTAGAACTACTAGACAGTTGTTATCTGTACCAATAAATGGTGATGTTCCATCATCATGGTATATACCAATAGCAAATACCCGAAATCTTGCTCAATATACAGATTTTGATACAATTAGACAAGGACAATGGACTAAAACATGTAATGTGGTCCAAGATCCTGATGGATTAACTTGTACTTATGTACCAACAGACCCACTTAACCAAGTGTTTGTCAATAACGGTACTACAATAGATGCAGTTGATCACACTATAACATGGGACGGCTCAAGATATCTTAGTTCATGGTATCCCACTAATGCTAATATATCCTACTTTATATGTGGATATGGTTTACCAGCGAACTTAACCTGTATAACTGTTGAAGCCTATTATAATTTTGAAATTATAGTTAGGCAAGAACAGTATCCTTATTTCAATCCGAGAGTTGCTCATTCCACACTCAGCAAGAATATGGATGGCATTGGAAAGATAATAACAGATGTTGCGAGTTCTGGCCTGATATCTAATACCAGGACTCACGAACAACCAAGC